CCCGCTTGGAGCAGGACACCTGGAAGCGACTTCCGTCACTTCTTCGTGCCTCCCCAGCGGAACAGCGCGCCACGTCGTCGAAACTTCGTGGCGGCCGTCACCGCAGGAGGCGATTGTCTCCTGGCCAGCAAGCCTGGACAGCTTGCTGGTCTGGTCTTGTCCACGCGGGTTGGTCTTCCCTCCGTGTGGCTTGGTTCCTTCATGAGTGGTGCGAGCGGTCGCTCAGACGCCCCGGCGGTTGGGTACACGTCTGTGTCACTCTGAAGAAGTTGAGCCACGTCGTCCGGTCTGGTGCTCTCCATGTTCCTTTGCCTGAAGTCGACGTCGGCGTTCGTAAGGACGTCGTCGCCTGTCTGTACAGGCTTGCATGGAAGAACCAACTGGACGGCTTCGCGTTCTCTAGGCTCTCGCGAGCGCTCCCGCCACCTCCGGAACGAGGTGCGCACGAGGAAGCACTCCGGGTGATGGAGAACTCGAAACGGAGGGAGACCACATCGGACTGGGCATTGAGAGGGGTCCGTCAGTACGTCTTGGACAACGCCAAGAAGAGACGTCTGACGGTCCCCCTCTCCCTGCCCTCGAGTTCCAGCGCCTGCTTCGAGCTGTCTGCAGCTGAAGGCGGGCTGGACGGCCACCTCCTCTCCACCGGACTCCGCGCGTCCCAGCTGCGGATGCATGGTGGCCACCTCACCTGGCGCGGTGGCGACTCTTACGAGCCGCTCCGCCCCAGTGTTGTGGCGCGCTACCATGCGTTCGCGCAGGACTCCCTCGGCAGGTTCTGTCTCCAGGCCTGTCGGAGGATTCTTGAAGGAACGTGGGACGGTGGAGAGGACATCATGATGGAGGGCTACCGCGCGCTTGGAGTCCTCGAGCTTCGGCGGCGCCGTCGGTCTTACGCCGACCACGCCTGCTGTCGTCTCGAGGTACTTCGCTCTCCGGGTCACAAGTACCGCGCTCTCGGTGTCCCTTCTGCTCTCAACTACGTCGAGGGCAGTTGGGTCCGGGAATCGTGCAACTTGCGACCCGAGGCGGACTGGGACTCGTCCCAGGCCAAGCCCGGCAGTCTCCCTCCGTTGCCTAACGCGTGTCATCGCTGGTTCGCCAGCGTTGACATGTCGAAGGCGACGGACGGCCTCCATCATGATGTCGTTGGGGTGGTCGTCGACGCTCTCTGCGAGGCCAAGTGCATCCGTCCTGCGGATGCACCACTTGCAAAGGCGTCGCTGGGGCTCGATCCTCTCCACCAGTGGGAGTACACTTCGCCCGAAGGGAAGTGCACTACTTGGCTGTGGAGGAGAGGAAGTCCGATGGGCACTCCCCTCAGCTTCACCATCCTCTCTTGGATCTCTGCCTGGGCCTCGAGTGCGTTCCAGCACGCTCGGGTCCGGGGGGACGATGCGGTTGGCGTTGCCAGTTCGGAGCGCGAGCTCCGTGCTCAATTGAATGAGTACGGAGTCGCTCTCTCTCTGGTCGGCGCCAGCCTCAACGTCTCGAAGACCTTTGTCTCTCAAGGAAGTTTCACCTTCTGTGAGGGACTGGGAATTCCAGCGACCAGGGGAGGAAAGGAGAAGCGTACGCGTTTCTTCGCCGTCCCTGCCTGCCCGGCGCCGGGCGGCGCTCGACCAGTGGTTGCAACACCACTGATCCAGCGCCGGCACCTGCGCAGACAGGAACGGGTGGCCAGTACCCTCTCGCCGTGGCTTAACCGCAGCGCCCTGTTCCACCTCCCGGTGGAGTTTGGCGGCTACGGTTACACGGCGAGAGGCCTGGCAGCTAGTAGGAAGGTAAGGCAAAGGCTCGCGGCCGCGGTTTCGCGCGGCTTCGACCCGAGCTTGCTTCCCACCACGAAGGGTGCGTATAGAGGGGAGGGCCTCTTCCCGAGGCGTCTGGAGCAGAACCGCATCTTCTCTCGGACCGGACAGCGCGTGAGGGACCACTTTGTGGCCTCCTACCCTGTCTATCCGAGTCGAAAGGAAGGTACGATCTGTCTCCAGGGACCCAAGCTCACGGCTCTGATGGAAGAACGTTGCAGAAATGCAATGGACTTCAACGAGTGTGAGACTCGGGTCCTTGACGTCTCGAGAAGGCCCGCGAGGACAAGACCACGGCCCTTCAAGAACGTTAAGGGGAGTTGGGAACGTTGCCGTCCGCTTTCGCGAACGCACGGTCTCAATTCCCTCAAACGTCTCGCTCTCGTCCTGCGAGAGCGGCCTTTGTGGGTCGAGGAGACATTCGTCACCAGCATTCCGGTTGGAACACCG